CTTATTCTTTTTAGTCGGGGTAGCGGGAGAAGGCTCCCCACTAACCCAGCACTGATTATTAATCTTTTAGCAATATGTATAAATGTCTATTTGCCATTTATTGTCTATTATTGTATATCTTTGAGATTACCTTTCACTCTCATTCAATATTTCTCCAGAAGGTAACATTACATATCTATACGTGCGAAGATGATAGTCCATGTCACTATTAGTTAGTAACTCTGCAAAACATTGATCTACAGATAAATGCTCAAATCCTTTTGATTGTCTTAGTTCATCTATATCTATTAGATAAACATCTGATCCACCAATACAAAAATCATTCTCATATTGATTCCAAACATAAGAAACGTTTTCTTCTCCAAGATTTAGAATCAAATTACGTAATCCGCCAAACTCTCCATAAGCTACTGTCGCAACTTGACCATGAAATTCTAAATCATCAATAATAGTAACGACTTCCATTATTGAAATAACTTTTTTATAAACAAAGCCATGAGATGCGACTCCATTTTCTGTATTATTTCCAAAGTCTCTAAGCAACCATAAATTTGCTGGAGAAGAACAGGAAAGGATATTGAATGTTTGGTATCCCGAAAATTCAAATCCATTTATTTTATTTTTAACTTCTATATCTATTCTCATATTTACTTATTTAATATTTCTAAACTATTATCCCCAAATACAAGTTTTAATACCTGATCTTTCTTTTCCTTTCTCAATTGAATCGTTAATGATGCTACAATATCATCATTTAAATCATTAGTAGATATATATTTTTCAGGGTATGTGAATAGGTCAACAACAGTTACCTCAAGACAACTTGCGATTATCTCAAGTTCACTAACTTTTAATTCACGTTTACCATTCTCGATATTACTAATAACTGCAATATCTACGTTTAAAGCATCCGCTATTTTTTTTTGCGGAATGCCTTTTTCTGCACGCAACAGCTTTATATTCTCTACTACATTCATGATTATAAAGTTAACCCAAATATTTGAGATAATATTTGAGATAAAATCAATCATATTTGATTATTTCTCAAATATAATTTGCGTTTTTCTCAAATTTGTTTTATGTTTGCGGTATAATTATAGCACTAAAAAATATACTAATCATGGAAAAAGAACAGAAATTTAAGAAAATGGTATTTAAAGACTACTACACTTCTCTTTCAGACGCTGAAAAAGAAACATTGCGCAATTTTATTTTGTCAGAAAGTGGAATGTCATATACTACTTTCTATTATAAGCTACGGAATAATTCTTTTAAGCCACTGGAAGATAAACTAATACAACGTATTCTTGAAAAAGAGTTTATGAATGAAGAACACATCCACTCATCTGGACTTCTTGAATATAGAAAACAGGAAATTACGAATGAGCAATTCGAAGCCATAAGTAGAATACTATCCTCAAAACGATAATAAAATTACAAATAAGCTAACCATAATTATTATTCTGATATGTACAAACTCCAAAACATAGAATTCTATAATACTCCGGATGGCGACGTTATGATTAAAGAGGTCAATGGAGCAGCCCACCCACTGAAAGAGGAAAATCGCGAGTTTATATCCTCTATGCTTACTATAATCAGTGATCGTTATCCTAAAGCTTATGCAGCATTGATGGAACTATATTCAAAGCGTACAATGAATAAAACATTCTTTGAATACTCTGTCGTTCATCGTTTTTGTCGCTGTAATTTTGGCGAGTACGATCAATTTAGTCATGATATTGATTCCAATGGGCATTTCATTTTTGAGGAGGTGAAATGCCCTCTTCGTGGCGAGTGTCAATTAGAAGGAGTCGTTTGTAAACCTGAAATTGATACCAGTTTGACAGATAGAGAGATGGAGGTGTATCGACTAATTGTTGCAAACATTCGAATTGAAGACATAGCGGCGAAACTTTCCCTTTCCAAGTTTACCATTATTCGGCATCGAGAAAATATCAAAGCTCGCCTGGGACTACATGACATACCGGAAATGATAACTTATTGGCATGTCCACCATCTTAAATAGAAGAAGCGGTGTAAGGTTATCCAGGTTCGATTCCTGGCTCCGCACGATGATTTACTAACTTAATAAACAATACAATGAATATGATAGAAGAACGGGATAAAACAATGAGGGAGCTTATTAAGCACGTTGAAGCTGTTTGTAAAGAGTATGATATTGCAATAATACTGAATGTATGTGTTGATCATGAAATTGAAAAAGGCACTATTATACAAAGCCTTGCACAATATGTATCTGGAAAAAGGGAAACACTAATACGTATGCTTGCAGGAGCAATTCTGCACTCGAAAGGTTTTAGAACATTATTGATTGATTCTTTTGAGCTTTCAGAAAAAATGTCTACAGGAGAACTTGCTTTGAAAAAGGAAAACATGAATTGAAAGAAAATACTCAGTAAAGGGTAGATTGTATAATTAATAATTTAATATGCCAGCTGAAAAGGACAGCTGTTGGGTCAGCCCCAGGTTAGGGTTTGTAGTACCGGGATGGTTCCCGGTACTTTTAAAAATAGAGATATGAAAAAGAAAGAATATACTGGTTATTGTGTAGTAACGGAAGATATGACTACTGCTTTGTTTTGGAGTGGTAATTTTGATGCTTGCAAGCAATCCTGTCATAAGGGCAATGTTGTGGTTCAAGAATACAGAAAAAAAATAGGTTACAAAGTTTGGATTACATGGAATAAGTGGAACAAAGCATTTGCTTTTAGGTTCAAAAGACGAGAGATAAAAGTTTTATGGCTGTACATAAAATGGATTAATATCTATACTGAGAAATGGGAACATGAAATATTTTGGAAACCTAATGGTTAATTCAATATAATTTAGAAAGGAACAAGAATATGGCAAGAACAATTTATGAAAATATCGGTGTTGAATTCGTTTTGGAAGAAGTAGACGAATATGAAGCAAAAATCAAGGTTAATGACAAAACTCTGATTTATATATCCAGAGAACAAGAGGCTGAATTTGAAGAAGAACTTAAAAAGTTATTCGACAAATATAGAATTTAATTTACAATTAATTAATAATGATACAATTATGACAAAAGAAGAGTTCTCTAAATTAGAATGGCAACAAATCAGCTATGCAGAGGCTGATGCGGGTTCATGCACTTGGGAACATCATAGATGGTGCATTAAAAGGCAAATTATCCAGCCTCTAAAAAATGGGAAACCTTTTGGAAAAAGCCGCAAAAATTATTTTTATAGAGGAGTACATATTACTTTGAAAAAACTCTTAGAGATCTTATGATATGCAACATATTAATTAGAGTAAAACTATAAAGAAACGAATGAAACGAAAAGTTCTATTAGCGTTGCTTTACCTTTCCATAGGTAGCCTTGCTTTCTTATTTGGAATGCACAACCAAAAGAGAGCTTATTCAAATGGTTACAAAGATGCATTCAACTTTGTGATATCCGAATTAGAAAACTATTGTGATTCATTAAAAAAATCAAGAGATAACATGAATAAGATAAAAATCGAAATTACTCCTGATGGCTGGGAGAGTACCGTAATCATTGACGGTAAAGAGTATAAAGAGAAGCATGTTGCAACAGCATTTGGCTCTGAAAGTATCGAAGGTAATTTTGAAAGTGAAGACGGTATACCAGAAGAAGTATACGACGCATTAAATTCATCTTTTCCCTTCGAATGTATGCAGGCATTATATTCAATCGAATAATATTCAAAACTAATCAAAAAGAAATGAGATACGAATATGACACACGAGTTGTAGGAGGCGGAATAAATTATCCTTCTGACGATCATCCTTTTTTTAACTTATCCAGTGAAGCTAAGTTTGATTTGGCTGAAATCTCTAAAGAGATACAAGTCAAAATGATTAGTTTCTTAAAGAAACATCGCTATTCCTCCGGTAATCTTGAGTTTGTGATAATGGATACGGGAAGAGTGAATATTATAAACGAGAGTGGAGAAACTTTAGTCAGAGATATACCAACATGTAGAGTGGATATAAGTATAATACATCCGATGATGAAATTGTAAATAATTAATAACAAATAAGATGGAAGCTAAATTTAAAATAGGAGAAACATTAATAATAACCAATGATCCCGATGAATCGAAAAGAGGTAAGGAAGTAACTGTCGTTGATACTTTCCATTTCGTCCGGAAATCGAAAGTGACTGAATCGGTGGTTGATCTATGGGAATATAAAGTGGAAGATGGGATAAAGCCAATAGGATGGATTCCTGAATACCATTTAGAAGCATTATCTAAATAAATAAAAATATGATTATAGTAAGAAGTGAGCAAGAAATTTTTGATTTGCTCAATCAATGTGCAGAAGCGGAAGAGACTGGTTCTTCCATTTATCCTGGTATGATTTACGAACAAGGCATCAAAGCTGCGATTGAATGGCTTGTTGGAGATATTGATAACCATCCAATTAATGAATAATAAGTATCGAAAGGAGTCATAAAATGGAATTAGAAAATAGTATTTTTCTTTTAGAAACCAAAAAGAGTAGGAAACATGAAGATACAACCTATTGCATTGGTGTACATCGGTTAGGAACTCCAAATATGGAGTTTATAATAGGAGAGACTGACAATGACCGGGAGTATGTAAAAGGAGATAAGGTCTCATATATTTATAATGCCGATTATGTAGATAATCTGCAAAACGCTTTAGATTGGCTGAACAGTGTTAAGTAACTAACGAAAAACAATAATATGTATAGCACAAGAATTTTTGAGCTTGCCATGAGCATTTGCTCTTATAAATTAGACCAGGTATTTTATGGAGAAGGGGCTACTGTTCGTCAAGTATATGGCCAGGTCCCGGTAGTACAGAAGGTCACTATCTCCGGAAAGAGAAAAACAGTCACCAAATGGAAATCGCTTCGTTGGAACGATGCCGGGCAATGCTTCTCCCTATATTCCACCCAACGTCAGCGGAATTACGATCTTCCCCTCCGGAGCGTCGAAGAACAACAGAAAATGAGTAAAGGCATGCGGCTGATGTATTTGGATGTCGATTCTCGTGGACTATTTTCAATTAATGATATTTCAATTAATGAACTTGAGTCATTACTGAGGATACTGCAGACTTTTCATAATCCGAACGCAGCGGCACAAGAATGTCTTTCTCATGATCTTTTCAAACGTCTACATTCGCAGTATCATAAATTGCAGCACAATGGACAGCCTTATCAAATACCGAATGGAGAACCTCGACTGGATCGACCAGTTCCTGGCGGTACTGGGACCAAATGAATTCCAGAGCTTTGAGAGTCGAGTTTTCAAAGCTCTGGATAAACTTCAGGTTGGGCGGTATTACGATATTATCTCCTCTGTTATTCCGTCCCAGCAGGAACTATTTATTAAGTTCTGTTGCTGTTATATCGAGCGACACCCGGAATACGAATTTAATGATGATTACACACAAATATGGAGGAAAGAAAGCTATGAACAATGGAAGATGGCAGCCGCACGAAGATCAGTTCGTAAGAGACAACGCTAATAAGATGACTCCAGAGCAGATGTCTGAAGTTCTGAATCGTTCACCTTTGGCCGTACAATTGTATATGCATCGGAAACATATTGTTGTTGGCCAGACAGTCAAAAGAAACCTGGTACAAGAGATGCTCCGGATTAAGTTCCGGCATCCGGAGAACTTTATGCCAACCCGCACTTTTTATCGTGAAGTTGGCATAAATCAAATGCGTTGGTGGGATATTTTTCACGGACGCAAAAATATTAATCAACAAGAGTATCTCGCGCTATCCAACTACTTTGGAATTACCTTAGAAGAAGCCTTTGCAGCGCGTCAACTCTGTATATTTGAAGAAGAAAGCAATGATTGACGAAGAATTAAAACAGCGTATTAAGGAGGCAAACGAAATAGTCGATGTTATTGGCCAGTTCGTTTCTCTACGTAAAAAAGGCATTAATTATTTGGGGATATGTCCCTTTCATCCGGATAAACACCCTTCTATGGTCGTCAGTCCCTCAAGGCAAACTTATAAATGTTTTGTCTGCGGCAAAGGTGGAGATGTTCTTCAGTTTGTCCAGGATCATGAGGGGATGTCCTTCAATGAAGCTCTTACCTGGCTGGCCCATCGTGTCGGAATAGAGCTTCCACAGCGTGTCATGACAGATGATGAGATGGCTAAAGCTAAGGAACGTGAGTCGCAGCGCATTGCTTTGAAAGGGGCAACAGCCTTTTTTCAGAAACATCTTCCGGATGCACAATCCTACCTTTACTCACGTGGGTATAAACTTGACAATGGAATACTTCAGGATTTTAAAATCGGTTATGCCCCGGAAGGCAATATTGCCAAGAAAGAACTTCTTGAAGCTGGCTTTACCCAGCAGAGACTTCTCGAAGTTGGTGTTCTGGGCGAATCGGAGAAAGGGTTTATCTACGATGTCTTTCGTGATCGCATCATGTTCCCGTTCTTTGACCTGAAAGGAAACATTGTCGGATATTCTGGTCGTTATATTACTCCCCAGGAAAAAAGTGGGAAATACATTAATACAGGGGATACCCCTCTTTTCAAAAAAGGACTTCACTTATTCGGACTGTACCAGGCACGTGATGCTATCTCTCGATATGACAATGTTTATCTGGTCGAAGGCCAGTTCGATGTTCTTTCCATGCACGATGTAGGTGTTCGCAATACCATTGCCGGCAGCGGTACTGCCTTAACTCCTGAACAAATCCAGCTCATCGGACGCTTTACCAAGAAAGTCACTCTGATATATGATTCTGATACTGCAGGAATCAATGCTTCTCTTAAAAATTGCGAGGCATTGCTTGCTGCAGGTTTCCAGGTGAGTGCTGTTCCTCTTCCTAATGGGCAAGATCCGGATGATCTTGCAAGGGAGAAGAAAACAGATACCGGGAAGTGGATCATGAACCATCAAATACATTTTGTCCGCTACTTTGCCCCATTATTGCGTGGTGATAATCCGGTAGAGGACCCGAATAAAGAAGAACAGGCCATGCAAACCCTCTGTGAACTTGTTTCGGTAATTCCTTCAGAAACCCTCCGTCTTAAATGTATTGAAGCAATAGCCAACCTTTTTGACACCAATACTGAAGTGATCCAACGAAAGGTAAATGAGACTTTACGTAAAAAGAAGACAGCTTCGATCAAAGAAAAAGACCTGATGCAGCCTGGCATATATGGTATTGAAATGCTTTCAGAAACTCGCTCCGGAAACGAACCTTGCATTCTTACTTCAGATTATCAGGAATTTCTCACTTTATATGGAGACGAACCTATAGTATATGTTCATGGCATTCCGGGAATGAACGATATCCAATTACTCCGTCAAGCCGGCCAAATGTTTACTACAGATAGTGATGGCCTTACAATTTCTAAAGATGGGACAGAAGCCGATTATTTGGCTGCATTAGCTACAATGTTTCGTGGAGGTATATCCAACATCACTGTGACGGTTGAAAGGACAGCGGAACCCGACGATGAAGACGAGATTATAGATGACGAAGACCTGGAAGATGAAGATAATGTGATCGAGGCCTATAACTTTGCAAAATTTTATGTCTATCAGCATAAGCTATTCTTCAAAAATTTTATAGGAGAGCGTTCGCCTTATATTGAACGTTGTGCCGAGATTATAAGCTATGCTGATGATTCTGTACGTATAATCAATTACTCATACTTCTGTGGCTGTTTAGGGCTGATAAAACAGGCTCTGACTGAAATTCTAAAGCCATATCTGGCCAAGCGCAAATCTCGTATGGCCATCAATGCTCAGCGTACAGATGATGACTATGTAGAGGAGAGCTATGATCCTGATGAACTTCCCCGATATGTCCAGGACAATCCGGAATACATGCAGATGTTTAATCAATGTAATTTCTATCCAAAGCTGAATAAGCAGGGAGAACCGGTCTGTTACCTTTTTAAGCAAGAAAAATCAGGTCATACGATGGTAGGCGACTTTTTTATGACTCCTTTGCTACACATTTATTCTGATAACGACGAAGATAACAAGCGTGTCATTAAAATAAATCGACGCTACTACAAAACCCCTCTTTACATAGAGGTTCCCTCCAAAGCTCTTGTTAAGAAGAGCACCATTGAGGAAAAACTAATCATGTTGGAAGCTGTCAATTTCACCAACGGTGAAGAGAAGCATTGGACCAAGATTCGCGAATATATGAGCCGTCACTATGTGAAGTGTACCGAAGTTGTTACTTATGGTAATCAGCAAGAAGACGGTTTTTCTCGCCGCGAGGATCAGCAATTTTTCGCTTTTGCCAATGGTATCTTCCATATAGTCGATGGTCTTGCTCGCTTTGATCCCGTTAATGAGCTCGGAGTCGTCACTCACCATAAGGAGAACTATTATTTGCCGGCATTTTCTACAATTTACGCAGGTTCTGGCCGGAAAACTGATAAATACGAGCTTATTTCTCAACTTGTATATAAAGAAATTCCTGCAGATAAAAGATGCTCATTTGAAGAGTGGGCTTCCCTGATGGATCGCGTATATAAGATTAATGACAATGGAAAATGGGCTCTTATTTATGCTATAATGTGTGCTTTCCGAAGCAATATTCACTGTATCGACCGTCTTTTTACCGCTCCCTTTTTTATGGGGCCTATGTCATCGGGAAAAACACAAATAGCGATATCCATCCGCTCCTTGTTCATTTCCCCTAATATTTCTATATTTAATCTGAATACCGGAACTCTGCCAGCTCTCTCTTCATTGCTTTCTTCTTTTAGGGATGTTCCTGTCGTTCTTGACGAGTATAACAATAAGGATATCAATGACCAGATGTTCCAATATCTAAAACAGTCTGTTTATGATGGAGAAGGCCGTCAGAAAAGGAAAGCAAATCAGGGTAAAGATATAGAAATAGAAAAGGTTTTTGCACCGGTAGTTATCTGTGGGCAGGAAACGCCTCAGAGAGACGACAATGCTCTTATGTCCCGTATCATTGTTTGTGAGGTTCCCAAAGCAAAGAATCGCACACCGGAAGAGATTGAGCTTTTCAATAAGCTGAAGGAGATTGAGGATCCATCAAAGAGGGGCCTTTCGAATGTACTTTTCGAGGTTCTTCAGCTGCGTCCCTTGGTTATGCAACATTTCCGGATGCTTAAGCAAAAAGCTTATGATGAACTGAAGAAGGAGCTGATGAATTCCGGAGAGATCGATCGTCTAATGAAAACGGCTTCATTATTTTTAGCAACATGTAATCTAATTGAAAATTATACAGATATGAAATTACCATTCACTTACAAAGATTTTTTCAAAATCGCATGCAACAAGATTAAGTTCCAGGTTGAACTGATTTCTAAAACCGACAAGTTGGCCAGCTTCTTCAAAGCAATGGATGTTATGATCGATTCCAAGGCAATAAAGGAAGGTCGGGATTTTGCCATCGACACGCCGGAACGGTTTACAATCAAACTTCCTGGAGGGGAGAAAAGGGAAATACCTATTCCTGCAGGAACTCGCGTATTGTTTCTACGTCTCAGCACCATTTATACCCAATACGCTCGATCATCGTACAACCAGGAAGATTCGACTCAATCTACCATCGAGCAGAACCTACGTTCGCATCCCAGTTACATTGGATTGGTGCATGCCCGCCGCTTTAATTGGTATGATGTAGTCGAAGTTCCACGCGGTGGCTTTGAGGAGAATATTCCCAATGAAACAGGCATACCTATTAAACTGAATAATGATATGGTTCGTAAGATGGAAAAGAGAAGTACTAATTCAAGCTGTATAGCTATCAATTACGAACTTTTCAGAGAATTGTATGATATTGACTTACAGCGCAATCCGGAGGAGGATATCCCGACTGCTAATCCGGACAATGATCCTTTGGGAGTTGCTGATGCACCTCAACCCCTTGTTCTTTAGTGAGACAAATTCTATTCTAAACTCTCAAGCAATTATTCCCGGTGGCCACCCCATTGGGAATAATTGCTTTTTATATTCTGATTTGCGGACATTTCGTCGAATTCATCTAAACCAATGTTATACTATCTATCTTTCTCAAATCCCCCGGACCCCCTGAAACAAAAAAGAAAGCAAAGGAGGCAAAGTTTTGAAAAGAAAACTTTTCAGAAATACCGTCCAACAGTCCAACCGTCCAACAAGGAAAAACATTTTAAAATGTAACTCCCTGTTGTATAGTAGTATATATTTTCTTTTTAATTATATATATATACTACATAGGTGTTGTTTTGTAGGACGCTGTTGGACGTGTTGGATTGACCGTTTTCAACCATCCAACATTCGGCATCCAACAAAAAAGAGAAATAACGCAGTTTGTTGGACGTGTTGGACGTCCTCCAACACTATTTTTCTTTTGGTAAATTTGTGTAACTAAATAATAATCAGTAACTTTAATAATCCTGTTGGACGGTTGGACGGTAGGATGAGAAAATGAACAAAAACTATTTCAAAAATATATTTAGAGGAAACAGCCATGATTACAACGAGCATTATGATTACACCTTACCTTGCTGAATATCTGCGTGGAAAATATAATAATGGCGCAGATGAACCCATTAGAATTCCTGACAATACAGATTTGTATCACGTTATTTGGACCCTGATGGCCCGTCGTCATCAGAATCAATCTCCGGTGGACAATGGCAATCTTACTATTGTTCTTCCAGACCGACGGATAGGAAAGGACCCACAAGTCTATAATTACCTTTCTCCACGAGCTGCCAAGGTCATAGAGAATGAAGTACGTCGTATGTTCAATCGTGATCTTCACACCGCTATGGATGAGAATGACTTGAACGGTCATGAGCTTAACAACCTCGATATCGTTCATAAATTCCTGTGTTCCTACTGTATTGACAGCATTACTGAAGATGCCTTGCTAAAAAACTTCTATCGGTGGCGGGAAAACATTCGAAAAAGAAAAAGACGTCGAGAGTATAAAAAGAAGTTAAAAAGGGGATGAAAAATCACCTACCGAACTATGCATTTTGTCCCAAAATGGCGGACAAAATGTCCTATGTGTGGCGAACTTATTGAATATCAAACAAATATAATCATTATGAGAGAATTATCCATCCAACTCAATGTATATCCCATCGCCAAGATGCGTCAGGATATCTATCGTTTCATTGCCGATGAATTTACTTTTTCGCCGGTACCGGAAGATTCCAAAGCCGGCAGGTGCTACAATTGTAATAAAGAGATTACAGTCGATCTTCCACCAGCTGACGTTATCCGTGATTTTTCTTCGGGCAAGTTTGCCATTATAGAATTTCGGGATACCCGGTACCGGAAGTTCAGTATTGGGGATAATAAGATACCAGCCATCGTATCCATTTCTCCAAATCTTAACTCCGCTACGCTGAAAATTGAGTGTAAAATGCTCAAATCACCTCTCCAGTAGCGTCCTTCACCCCCTTCTGCAAGCTGCCTATCTTCGCTGAAAAGATATGCAATGAACAGAACTTTTCTCCGACAGCTTCTTCTATCAAACACTCAACAGCTTCTCATCTCGGCAGAAGGCTTCACTTCTGCCATGATGGATGCTTTCCCTTTAATAGCCAATGACACACCCACACCATCGGCTTTCTTCTTCGATGATGATCCGCCTACATATAAAGACTTGGCGGATAAAGCCCTTGCTAAAATCCAGCAACAACTGCATGCACTTTCCGAGTTCCAAGAAGTAAACCTTACCAGTGATTTTTCTTCCAATGAACTTCCTGAAGGTAGTATCGCCTACCATCGTATCTGGGGTTTTATCACTGCTGATAGTCGTTGGTATTTCTCTTCCAAGCAATTTGAACGGGATATCCTGGATGCCGAAGCTAATCCGGCTATTTCCTGCCACTTCATCCATGCCAACTCGCCAGGTGGTGAAGCCTGGTATCTTGATAGACTCAGCGAGACCATGCGTTCGTTGAATAAGCCCATCATAACCCTTGTCGAGCAATGTAATTGCTCTGCCTGTTATTACATCACTTGCCATTCCAATGTTATTGCCGCACTTACAGCCAACGAAGTAATTGGCTGTATAGGTACAATGGTCGAGACCTATGACTTTAGCGGCTATTATGAGAAGCTCGGCATTAAAATCATTAGGCAAACCGCTGATAAATCAGACCTCAAGAATAAGAAGTACAACGACATGCGTGCCGGAAAACCGGAGCAATATGTCAAAGATGTGCTAAACCCGCTCACTGAGCAGTTCCTGAACGAAGTCCGTACAAGCCGTCCGGAACTGGGTGAGCTCCCGGAAGACGATCCTGTCTTCCGGGGCGAGACCTTCGATACAACTCATGCCATCGAAAAGAAACTCATTGATGTATCCATGACCTTCTTCGAAGCCGTTGCCAGCGCTGTAGACCTTGGCCGGAACTACACCAACTTGGAAACAATCAAAAAGAACGCTCTCAACTATTTATAACTTAATTTTTTCATTCACATGAATATTAAAGAAAGAATTCAGACCGTCCTGCAGAAATTGAAGCTGCTGGACAAAGCAAAAGCCAATCAGCTGACTGACGAAGAATGGAAACAGATTGTTGACTCTTATCAGAAAGAGTATCAATCAACTCTTCAGGATGACTTAGCCGCCGACATGGCAGCTCATGCTGCTACAAATACTCCTATCACTCAAGAGCAGATGGATCAGGTACAAGGTATTTTGGATAGTATTGTTAATCCAGGCCAGAATGCAACTCAAGATGGAGAAGAAAAGCCGGTAGTGCAGACTACTCAAACTCCGGCAACCGGTACCGACATTGTACAACTTGCTCAAGCCGTACAAGGCTTGGTCAACACGATGCAAAATAGTGCCACTGAAGATCGTCCCATTCAGACGGTAACCGCTACCACTGCCAGTTTTACAGGTCCTGCAGATCGCACGAAGTTCTTGTTTGGCATCGAAAATTCTATGTTTTCCATGACCGATCGTTGGAACCGTATTGCTGCTAATCCGGCAGCTGCAGCTTCTTTTGGAGCTTGGGATGAAGACACAGAAGGCGCTTCTTTCCGTAAACAGGCTGTAGCTTTCTCTCGCTCGTTGCAAAAACGCTATGCCTATTTGCACGCCAATGGCATGCTCGATGCCAAGAAATTGGCTGCCGGTGAATTTGGAACTAATTACGAAGGCGTTAATACTGCCGGAGTCGGTAACCAATTTGTAGTTCTCCGCCAAGATGCCTTGATTGCTCGTGTTCTCACGAAACGTGACCTCACTCAGTACTTCCCTGTACGCTACGGCATTCAGGATCATGACCTCGTATTCAACGCTTTCTTCTCTGAAGTTTCCCAGGCCTACCAGCAAGGTGAAATCTGGAAGGGTGACATGAAGCTCGAAAACGAGATGGGACATGTTGATGATGCTATGATCAAACTCAAGTTCGGTCCAATGAAGGAACTGGAGCGCATGTACATCGGTTATTTAAACAAAGAGGGTTCTGATCCGATCAAGTGGAACATGATCGAGTTCTGCATCCTTAATTCCTTGGAAACTGCACAGGTTGAGCAAAACAAACGCCGTATGCGTGGTATCTATGTAAAACCGGAGACAGGCGTTGCAGGTAGCTATCTGAATGCTTCTACAGGGGTTATCTACACATTACTCCGCTACATTCATGAGTTTAAGATTCTTCCTCATGATGATGAAGCTTATCGTGGATATACCGATGCCGATATGTTGGATGCCGTTCAGGATTTTGTTGCCGACATCATTACTTCCTGCACGGAAGATATGGACATTGACAACCATGTTCTGTACTTGAACAAAACCCATCAGCCTTGGTGGATCAAGAACGTTCGTGCCAAATATGGTAAGGATATCGACTTTACCGGACCAGACAGTTATAAGTATGTTGTTCCTGATACGAACGTACACATCATTTGGCTTCCATATCTTGGCCAGCTTCCTCTCATGTTTATGGATGTGCCCGGAAACATTCAGTTCCTGGAATACGTACCGGGTGAAATGCTGTCTATCAAGGTTAAAGAAGACATGGAACTTGTAAAAGCCTGGTCTACTTGGAAAGAAGGTTGCTCAGCTTCATTTACCGGCCGTCGTTTCGACAGCTTGGATAAACTTAAGGCAAACAACCACGAATGGCAGCAAATCTTCATGAATAAACCTGCTGTTGACATGGAAGCCGATGCCACCACCGTAGATGCTTCCAAAGGTTTCTGGCAAATCACTGTAGCCAATACTGCAGCCAAAGCCATTACCGATATCACTAATGCCAAAGCCGGTGTCGCTTATATCATCGAGTGTGGATCAACCGAAAATGCAACCACCATTGCTAAAGCCGGTAAGTTTGCCGATATCACAGAAGCATATACACCTACTAAGGTCGGTGACTACATCATGTTAATCTTGAACAGCAAAGGAAACTTCCTGGAACTCGAACGCCAAGTAGCCGGTGTCCGCAAGGTGAACGCTGCACTGCAGCCTAACATTCCAGGTGTAAGATAACCTTTGTTAGTCTGGTAATTAATTGTTTTTAGGTGACAGGGGCGGGTTATTGGCCCGCCCTTTTCTTTTTAACCCATCATTTTATTTAATATGAAAGCAAAGAAAATTTCAAATCCTTTTCGCAAAGGAAACCAAGCGGCTCGCAAAATGCAGCTCCGCTTCTTTCTCTCACTGATGACATTGATCGCATTCGCCTTCGTTATCGGAATGTTTCTGGATCCATCATCTTCTCCCTTCTGTCTCTCGGGTTTCGCTGGCACTTCATTCGCCGCCATGATGGCCATCGGTGACGTTGGAGATGTCTCCGACCGACAAACTCATGGCTCGAATATAGCATATAAGGTCTATTTGATTGAAATCTCCCAAATCAACCCAGATGTAACTTTTCCGAAGCCTAATATAAATAGGGAAATAGGTACTTTGCCTATGAAGACCGGACAATATATGAAGTATTTTGAGGCCCATGATATACCTACATATACATCAACGGGTGAAAAAGGTGATATCACCACCAGTGGAGAGAATAATTTCGTAATGATTATGGGAGGTATGCGCGACCAACTTCTCACTTTTATTGAAGAACATGCCGGTGGCAAATTCATTGTCATATTCAAAGAAGTAGGAGAGGAGCAATGGTATATTCTCGGCAATTATGATCGACCAATGGTACTGTCTTCTTATGAGTCCAAAAATGATAAAGATGGCCGCTATGTAACTTTCACATTCAAACGTACCAGCATAGATCAATATTACAAGTACGCTGGCGATATTATCCGTGTTCCTGCAGCCAAGCATGCGGCTGACTCAGCAACCTTGGCGATATCTCCTCAGAACAACCGGTACGAAATCCCGAACGGATCCGCAGCGACTTATGCCATCAATGCGATATCAGGCCTCACAGCCAATGATAAAGGTCGCTACATAACTCTTGAAGGTACCGGTACTGACAAAGCTGCCACTATTGCCGATGGTACAGCCTTCACTCTCGAAGATGGAGCCACCTGGACGGCCAAGGCCGGTTCCTCCATCACATTCCGAGTTATGGACCCGGCTACACTCGTAGAAGTCCAAGGAACGCGTGTTCAGACAGCTTAATCATCATTAACAGGCTAACCGATTGATAAAAATTGAGTTAGCTTGTTTCAAATCCAACAAGCTATGTATAATTTCAAAGAAAAGAAACTTCATTTTAATGCCCTCCGCAATCCGGATGCTGCAGTATATGACCTTGAACTGTTGCGACAAGTTCGTCCCTGGCTTCCTCAACTGAGAACTTATACTCGCGATCCGAAAAGATATGCGAGTGAAATCCTCTATTCTCTCCTGGATCTGACGACTCGAGAAAGCATTCGTGCCTTTCGTCGTAAAAAGTTAGATGAGCTGAAAGCTGCTACTGAAGTTCCTGGTACCGCTACTGGGAATACACCTTCAGACGAAATCACCGCTACAGATGGTGATACTTCAACTTCTGATGAGACTGCCGGTATCGATGCCGGGAATACTCCTTCAGATGAAACCACCACTACAGATAGTGATACTTCAGCCTCTGACGAGACTATCGGTACCACTGACGAAAACACTCCAGAATTGGCGAAAATAGAAGCCTTGGAACAATCCCTTGAGGAAGCCGAAGAAAGAGCAGAAGAGGCCGAGCAACGTGCCGAAGAAGCGGAAGAGGCTCAGGAAGAAGCTGAAACTCGCGCTGAAGAAGCCGAACAAGCCCTGGATACCGAGAAAAAAAAAGAGCAGCCCAAAGCAACTCCAGCAAAGTCCAAAAGCACGAGGAGTACCCGCAAATCGACTGGGACAACCTCTTCGATCCGCAAGTCCAAATAGCCACACTTATCTACAACGATCGTGTGGTCACTTGGAAACAAATGAAGCAGCTCGACGAAAGCCTGGATAAGAAACCGGTCAAACGTGACATCATGGACATGGTGGAACTCCGGATCCGAAACTTGCAGGCTTTCGATGAGCTGCAATCGTTCAACGACACTGGGAAGTTCCTCTACATTCATCCGCTCATAACTCATCAGTCAGAGAGAGCGCAACTGACGAAGTTACTGAAGACGGATCCGCACGAGTTTCTACGCTTGCACAAGAATGTAGCGGATAACATCCGCAGATACGAATCTTACCTGAAGCGAGCCGATCGGCAGACTCGGCGCTCTCAGGACAAAGAGAACCTCCGCCGCCATCGTGAACGTGAGGCCCTATTCAAAGCAATATTGCAAGATTTTAATTCAAAAGACTAAAATGGAAAAGCTAATAGAAGTATTTAATTTGGGTGGTTTACCGACCGCCCCGCTGGATTCATTCTTGGAGCTTCAGGAAGACTTTAAGAAGTCGGATCCTGATAAGTTGTCGAAATTACAGATGCTCATTATCACTCGTGGTTTCAAGTACGCATTCAAAGCCTGGAAGGATCCTGACGGAAAACTCTGGATCATCGATGCCCATCAACGCCGCAAAGCACTGATCGCACTTCGGAAGGCTGGTTTCACCATCCCCGATATTCCTTACGAACCCATATTTGCCGCAGACAAAAAAGAAGCTGTCGAAGAGATTGCCGCCTACAACTCCGAATTCGCCACTAAGAACCCGGACACCCTCTTATTCAAAAAGTACAATATCGACTCCGATACCCTCCAACGCTTCAACCTCGGATACGAAGTCAAAGCCACCGATTTTGGCCAGCTCTCCCCATTGTTTCCCCAGGAGCATGAATCCGATGCAGTAAATGAAGATGAAGTCGATTTCGACATTCCTGCAGCTGAAGATACTACCGCAATTGTAGCTCAACCAGGTGATATCTGGTTACTTGGCAACCATCGCCTGATGTGTGGCGATTGTCGATCCAAATCAGATGTCTCTGCGCTGATGAACGGTCAGCATGCTGACTTATGTGTTACGGATCCGCCTTATAATGTCAACTACGAGGGCGGTACTGAAGATGAACTTACGATCCAAAACGACTCGATGGAAAATGATTTGTTTGCCACCTTCCTCAAGCAAGTGTTCTCCATCATGTTTACCATTCTCAAGCCTGGCGGCTCTTATTATATTTTCCATGCCGACAGTGAAGGGGAGAACTTCCGTGCCTCTCTCCGGAAAGCAGGTCTCAAAATAGCCCAATGCTGCATCTGGGTAAAGAATACGATGGTCATGGGACGCCAGGACTACCAATGGCAGCACGAACCTTGCCTTTATGGCTGGAAACCTGGCGCCGGCCATCAATGGAACTCCGATCGTAAGCAGACCACTGTCTGGAACTTCGACAAACCACAACGCTCAAGCCTTCATCCCACCATGAAGCCTATTGCTCTCATGGCATATCCGATATCCAATTCAAGCACTCCCGGCCAGATAGTAGTTGATCTCTTCTCCGGATCCGGATCAACCCTCATGGCCTGTCAACAAATCGACCGTATCTGTCATGCGATGGAAATAGATCCGCGTTATGTCACAGCCACAATCCACCGATATCGTGCCATGTTCCAGGAACAACCCATCCGACTGATCCGGAATGGGGAAATCCTCTCAGCAGAAGAAACCAAATCCCTGTTAACATGAAAAAAGAACTCACCCCAACCTCCGATGTAGATAAGGCAACCCTTATCGGTGACGAGTATGTATCTCAAGTGCGCACCTTCGGCGCACTGGGATACACTCCCCATCGCATTTGCTCTCTTCTTGGCCTCCGTGGCAAAGAGAAGATAGCTCTAACCATCCGCCTTGCCATGCCCGGTGATGTTTACAACGACGCCTACCGTAACGGATGTGCTCTTGGCGAATACAACATAGATGCCGAGCTCGCCAAGAAAGCTGAAGCTGGCGACATTGCCGCCATCGAGACACTTGAAACTCGGAAGAAAGAACGTACTGTTAAAGACCTTAGAAATCAACTCTTTGGAATATGAATAAACTCGACACCCTTGATAAGATACATCCGGACCTAATATCCGCTTTCCTCACTACCGGAAAGTGTGACGGAATTGCGCCCGACGTACAAATCTTTTTGAAGCAGCTCCAATGGGCTGCCGAAATCTATGAGTACGAACGTAACATAACACGTGCAGCAAAGCAGCTACGTCAACGTATCAATGCACAACAGCAGATAAACATTGACGAACGTACCTGCAAAGCTCGTATCTATGCTGCAATAAATTACTTCAGCATTGATAACAATGTATCTATCAAAGTATGGGAGTCAAATTATGCCGACAAGTATGAAGACTTAGCCAAGCTTTGTGCTGCAGCTGAAGACTATAAAACAATGGGCAAGTGTTACTCCGCCGCCCTGGAGTGCCGCCGCCGTGCTTCCGAAATAGCTGAAGCTGATCGTGACTTGGGTATTGTTTTTCTTATCTCTCCAGAACTCAGTTCTGAAGACCTTGGATACAGTAAGGCCTCATTAAAAGAAATTGCAGCCAAGCATAACAAAGGTTTTTATCTCAATCTCATCGACAGCCTTCCTATTGAAAAAGTAGAGAAAAAACGTCTCCTTCGTGATGCTGATATCCAGGAGGCAGAATACGAAGAACTAAATGAGGAATAATATGGGAATAGAACTGTATAGCCAATCTTCAAGCTCTCTCTCATCTCCAGAGACAACCTTCGATGCGACTACGAGCTTCGAATCCTACTACATGAACCAGATGCAAATCTTGGCTAATGTAATCGATCCGAATAATCTATATGCTGAAGTTGCACGCGCCGGTGGCAAGACTGAAGGTATTACCGGTCCCCGCATTATTCGTGTGGCCAATGATATGCCCGGTGAACTTTCCTTCCTGGTACATAAGACCTACGTCGCTCTCATGACTAATGTTTGGCCCAACCTACAGGCATATTTCTCCAAAGAAGTTACCGTTGGCGGAAAGGTACGCTCCATGCTTGAATACGGCATCGATTATGTAGTCGGTGAAGCCAAACTCCCTTCACACTTCCGCCGTCCCCGATATCCGATATCGTACCCCAAGCACAGCGTTGTTTTCCGTGATGGCCACCACATCCAATTAGTAAGTTCCGATCAACCGGAATCAGTCGCAGGCCGATCGGCTGTTCATGCAATCATCGAAGAAATGAAGCACAACAAAGGTGAAAAACTGAAAACACGCTTGTTCCCTTCACTTCGTGGTTCCAGTGCTGAAATCCGCCGCTCAACATATTACCAAGGTATCACCGGTGTATCTGATACCGCTCGCGTTGACTTGGGAGAGGACGATTGGTTTGAAGAATATGAGAAACACATGGACCATAAACTGCTTGAAGAAATAGCTACTGTTGCTCTTCATGTAAATGCCGCTATCTATCAGAAATACAGATTAATAAATTCACAGCGTGAGACAACCAATCCTGTTACTCTTGAGCACATCCGTCTCGAAATCATAAAGCAAGACCGCATCATTGCACTTTGGAAACCACGTCTGGCCGACATGCGTCGAAATGCAACTCTTTACATTCGTGCCAGTTCTTTCTGCAACAAGGATATTCTTGGTCCTAAATTCTTCAAAACCCAGCTCGAAACCCTCGATATGGATGAGTTCCTTACTTCTATTTGTGCCATCCGTCACAAAGAAGTAATTAACAAATTCTTTGCTAACTACAACAAAGAAAAACATCAGTTCGCCGATAGCTATATTTACGAGTCCATCCTGAAACTTGACCTCCGGGAACACTTCATCCTCACGGCTCATTACCTGAAGTATTACAGTAAGCACGATGAACTTCTCGTTGGCTATGATCCCGGCCACTTTTCTTCCTTGACTGTTGCCCAGGAAAAAAACTATGGTCGCCAGCTCCGGATCCTAAAAGAGTTCTATTGCTGTTATCCAGATGAACAACCGGAACTCGCCCGCCAGTTCTATGAGTTCTTTGGTCCGGACTCCATAAACAAACGCATTATTCTATATCCCGACCGTGCCGGTAACAAACGTCGTGAAGAACTGGAGCAAATCACCACTGACAGCCGGGCACTAAAGCGTGAGCTTGAAAGTTATGGCTTCGAGGTTGAACTAATGAACGAGGGCCAGTCTACAATTTACTATTGGCAACAATTCAAACTGTTGCTACTTATTTTTGGTGGCCGCAGTAATGCCCTGCCGGAAATCTTGATAGATGAAAACGAGTGCAAAAACCTTTGCAGCTCTATCATGTTGTCACCACTGAAGAAAACAGAGGGCCGCATAGAGCTTGATAAATCATCAGAAAAGAAAGTACCGTTAAAGAACCAGGCCGGACTAACAACACAGCTCCCCAGCTCCTTAATTTACCTTCTTTTTGGCCGCTATGGAAACAAAGTGCAAAGCGAATTATCATCAATGCCGGATAATTTACCCGATAACTTTGCTATATAGTAGTTCTTTTTCACCCTAAAAATGTATCAGTAAAAGTATAATAATGGGACTGTTTGACATCCGAATAATATCTAATACTTTGGGAAATAGCCCTTTGCTTTTGAAAACTTAAAACGTATTTTTCTTGCAAGGCGCATACCTACACGCACCGCTGAGTTTTCCCTTTGCCGCTCACCCCCTCCCGAAAATTCCGAAAATATGACAAACCCCGGGTGCGTCCTTTTGGCGCACCCCGAAACCCACTACTTTCGGGCATGGAAATGACGATGACAGGTATTCAGGCGATGCAATGGGCTAAAGAGATCTCGAAGCTCCCTAATGGATGCTTCACCATTGCCTTCTTCCCATGCTCAAGGCATAGAGGGGAGGCAATACCTAATCTGACGGTTAAGGAAGGATGCAAATGGCGCACCCAACTTCCGGAGGAACGGTTTAGCATTGATAGTGATAACTTCTTTCTCTTCAGTGATGCAGATGGTGAGCCAAAGATGTGCTACCGCATACTGATCCGGTATATGGGCTTTCCACAAGATGGTTTCAAACTTCATAAAATAGATTGGCTATGAGTAAAAGCAACCTTAAAATGGTAGGCAACTACGGTTGCTATCTTGACGACGATAATGTAATATCATTTCAAATCGGTGATACGCCACTCTCGTCAGTGCTGGATCCTGATCCTATGTTTCCGGTACTTAATGATAGCAATTTTCCGGATATGCAATGGCAAAGCATCCAGGGATTCCAAGTCTGTAGTCGTGGCTTCAACAATCTGAAGTGCGAAGAGATCGCCTCAGATATCAAGAAGAATCGACTACTTCCTCGCTTGATAACCAAGCAGGTTAATATGTTGTATGGGCATGGGCTTAGCGTGTACAAGCCTACGATTGTCGATGGCAAATTGCAGAAAGAATGGGTTGATTGCCCTACTGTCACCGATTGGCTTAATAGCTGGAAGGATCGTGGTCTCGAATCGGATCATAAAGAGGTTGCCAAATCTATCATTAAGAACTACTACTATTTCCGTGATTTCTTTGTAAAATGGCGATTTACAATAGGGAAGGGTAGAGGAGTACTTCCTGTTGCCGGTCTTGAAATAATGGAAAATAAGCATTGCCGCTTGGCTACGACAAAGAAGGATGTTGCCACCGATGTAGTCTATTATAAGGATTTCCGGCATATAGCGGTAGGGAAATGGGGCTACGGAACTTCAACTTTCCGTATCTATCCTAAATTCAATCCGTCAGAGGTCGGTAATTACAAGTTTGCGGCGATATCACACCATCGTGAAAAATCCGTTGATGAGTTCTACGGGGTGAATGAAACACATGCCGGAACGAAATCGTATATCAAAGGCTCCAATGATACCGCCGATTATATAAACTCGTTCCTCCGCAACTCTCTGGCCGCTAAAATTCATATAATTATCCCTAATGCCTGGCTTGAGTCGAAACGTATCCAAATCACCAAGCTCTGTGATGAGAATAAGCGACGCAGAAAAAACAATGAGGAACTTTTAAAATATAATGATATTGAGATTGGTACAGAATTCAAAGAATCGACGTTAATCAAATATTTGCAGTCGGAACTCCGCAAAATATCCCGCTATCTTTCCGGAGCGGATAACCAGGGAAAAGCCTATGCAACTATCAGCTTTAAAAACAGCCAAGGCGAGGAAGAACGTTGGAAAATAGAAACTGTCGATTTGAAATATAAAGAATATATCGACGCCCTGATATCCTACGATAAACGTGCCGATGAAGTCTTACTCTCCAGTGTGGGCCTTGATTCTTCAATTTCGAGCGTCAGCAAAGATGGAGTTATTTCCAAATCGGGTGCTGATGCATATTACAACTATCTGATCTACATTATGTCGCTCACCTCTGAAGACGAAATTTGTACAGAGCCATTTAACCAGGCTCTGCAGATAAACTTTCCCGATTTATACAGTCAGGGATATCGCCTTGGCTTCTATCGTGAAGTTCCGGCCCGCCAAGAAGAAGTATCACCCAAAGATAGACTTAATAAGCAACAGTCATGACAATATTACAAGAACTATTTCCTACCATCGCGGAGTTTCGCAAATACGCTCCGTATGCCGAAAGTAATATAACTTTCGATCAGCTCAACTCATCAGCAGTTTCAGCCAAAAAGATGATGATTATTATACTAACGAAAGATGTCTATTCTGAGATTGTGAAGGTTGATGGAGAGCTAAAGGAGGCCTTATGTATGGCTATGGCCAATTTGACAATGGCAAAGCAACTCATATTCGATATCGTTTCTAAGCGTAAAAATGATGTCGATATCTACAAACATGAGCAGGAAACCATGCGTCGCTCATTTATTGAAAACTACTTCAATGCGATGGATACAGTAATCCAGTTGCTCGATACTGAAGATAAATTCCCTTCCTGGAAAGAAACCCGCTACAAGAAACTTCTTGATGGACTTAGAATTCAAAGTACCGAAGATTTCGATATGCTATACTCCATCGACCTCTCTTATCTCTTTTTCTTCCGGACAATACCTATTCAGAAAGAAGCTCTGGACGATGGCCTATCCGCCTACTTTGAACGAGCAGAAGGTAAAGAGGATGTATTGCGGATGCTTCATCGATGCCTGGCAAAACAAACCATTGCCATTGCACTCCGACGTTTTGATATCATTGAGTTTCCGCCTACGATCCGGAGCCTGTTCGATGATTCCAAGGCAAGTCGATCCGGAAAAGATGAGCAGGAACGCATGCTTGCTTTATCCGCCTCATTAATGGATGAAGTGAAACAAGAATTAGCCAATATCGACCTGATACTCACTTCGGATTCTTCCGGATCCGTTGATACTAACACTTCTTTTAACCGTCCTGATGACATAATATTAGTGATGCCATGCTAAATCCTACCATTGACTTTATGGCGAAAGGAGTTCAATATAGCATTCCTAATACCTGGGAAAGCCTTACTCCATATCTTTTCCGATCACTGATCCATGATATATCCTTGATGGCCCAAGGCAAACTCTCTATTGCTATGGTCCGTGTGAACTATGTGTGTCGTGTTATGGGGTGGCAACTCAAAAAAATAAAGGACTCTGATGGATTGGCTAACTTAACCTGGCTGGCTGAGCAAGTAACATTTCCATTCACAATTGTCTATCCGGATAACGATGCTGCTCTTCAGGACCTCGATTTTGAAACACGAAAGTTATGTAAGCGCATTCCTCCACACCTCCTAACAGGCATCACCATTGCCAGATATCTGAGTAAGCAGCCTTATAACTATGCTGTTGACTCATGCTTTTGTAAACAGCAGATCCCGGCAATTCGCATCGATGACGACGAGCTGTATTCAGCCTATAATATAGATACCTCGTTCAACCGGCTCACTTGCTCTTTGACAGCTCTTCAGTTTATCGAGGCTCGCTCCCTAATCGGCGGATCACTGGATCAACTTCCACTTCTGGCCGCTATCCTTTACTATCCGGAGCAGTACTCTTCTGATGGAGCTCATGCCCTTGCACACAAGTTTGTAAATCTGCCTACGGATGAGTTGACGGCTATCGCCTTTAACTTTCAGGCATTCGTTAATTATCTATTTACCAAAACCGAATTCAAGTTACTTACAGAGGCTAAGAATACCAAAGAGTCTGCCATTTCTACCGGTGCTCTTGAGTCTCTGTATAACTTGAGTTCTGATGGTCTTGGCGACGTTTATACCGTCGAGCGAATGAATATTCTCCAATACTTGACCATTCTTCGTAAGAAACTCATTGATACCGTCCGAAGCCTTCACTCAGCTAAGATGGAAAAGATAGACATTGCGAATGAAACCGGCTTACCCATTTACATAATAAATGATATACTATGATTCTGAAATTATTAAAGTACTTCGCTCAATACCCTCAGAAAGAAGGGGTGATCTCCATGTTTAGCAATGGGGCAAGCCAGTTCCCACAGTACTCCGCTCTGCTTGAGTACGTGAAAGGACTTCCGGCACCGTACATGCCAGCACTTGAGAATCTTGTTTTCGGCCAATCATACGATGATGTAAAAAGGCGTGTGAATGATATCACGGGTAATTATCTCTTCATTGATTTTGGAGAATTCTCCTCGTCCCGGGATTCCCGAAACTCCATTTTAGACCAACAGAAGCTGGCGGCTACTATCGCCATGAAGCTTACCGACTCAGCCGATATGATCGAAGTCGCCATTGCCTCGGATATCACCTTATCCCTTCTTGCTTCTCTCCGGAAGAAACTCATCCTGGACTCTCGTGCGGAAAATTGCCCTTGGCTGGATAAAATATCCGATAATCACGATATCGTTCCTTTTGTTTCTCCGGAGTTTAAATCCATAGGCTGGACACTCATGTTCAGTTCCTCTGCAGCTGATCTTTTCGATACTAAATCGTCCTTTAGAGAATAGTAAATCCCCGATATCTTAGCAAGAAAATGAAAGCAATGAAAAAACTCACGGTACAATTAGCTGTCGCTGTCTTCCTTACAGTTTCAGGTATGGTACTTATTTTTAGTGGTTTCTGGGTTTCACCTCGAGGTGAGATACACAATTCGGTATTGGTAGCTTTTGGAGAGGTCAGCACATTCGCTGGAGCACTCTTTGGAGTTGATTACCGATACCAGGTACGAATCTTTAAGAAAAAGGAGGTAAAAGATGAAAATCCTACTTGACAATGGACATGGAGAGAATACAGCAGGTAAACGTTCACCACTTTGGCCGGATGGTAGCCAATTATTTGAATGGGCCTATACTCGTGAAATAACGAGTAGAATATTTTCAGAACTTACAAAACTCGGAATTGACTCAGAACTAATTGTTCGAGAATCCATCGATGTACCTATTCGCGAGCGAGCTCGACGCGTGAATAGTATTTGTAAGAAAGTTGGTATTCGTAATTGTTTTCTAATATCTATTCATTGTAATGCCTTCAATGGTAAAGCCCGTGGCTGGGAAGTTCACACTTATCTTGGTAAGTCCAAATCCGATGAATATGCTACTATTTTCTGGAATACGGCTCACGATATCCTGAAGGATATTACTCCAATGCGTGCAGACTTTTCCGATGATGATCCGGATTGGGACACTAACCTTGGTATCCTTCGTGAAACTTTATGTCCGGCCATTCTTACTGAAAATCTTTTCATGGATAATCAGGAAGATTGTCGGTTTCTTCTTTCTCCTGAAGGTAAGAAGGCTATTACTGAAATTCACGTACAATCCATTCTTAAGATAGTGTTATCATGAATTTTGTTCATAATATATTGATTGTGTTGTTTATCTTACTCCTGATCGTGGGCTGTCGAAGTTCGCGATCAGGAACCTCACATTCCGATGTCCAAACTAACCACCTCAAAGAAACCCGGAAAGATTCCATAGACTTCAATGCAAAGTTTGCCCGCTACCTGCATGAGCAAGAATCTAACCTCGCCGTCCGGATCGTGGAGTACTTCCCTCCGGAAACTGGTGATACAGCTTCACATGGTCCGGTCAAATCTGTAACCGATATCGATCTATCTTCCAAAAGCAAGTCCGATTCCACAATCAGTCAGAAGCAGTTTATCGCCAGTTCCGATACCACCTCGGAGCAATCTCATGAAATAGTAAAGGCAGAAACGACCTATCAAGTGAAAGCCCAGTCTTGGTACGAGCCCTTCATTCCCTACCTTATTTTAATCCTCCTGGCTACCATTATTTATTACTTCCGTCGCAAAAACTAATCACTTTTTAGCTCAAGCTAAACAAAGCTAAGTAGCTGATAATAAAGAAGATATTACTACGTTGTGTGCGTTAATAGTGTTACCTTAGCTGTACAATAATAAAGGTAAATCATTATGAACGAACAAGTTACAAACATTCTCAATCAGAACATAACGAAGACAGCGAAAATACAACAGCTCCTTCTTTTAGGTTTAACCCGCCGCCAGGTAGCCGACTTGGTAACCAACGGAAACTACGGTTTCGTGCAAAACGTTTACAAAAAAATGCTTGAGGCAGGCACTTTTAACCATCAACCTGCAGCTGCAATTCTTTCTGAAATAGACTACACTTTTAACCGCCGCTTCGGCATCGAGATTGAAGCCTATAACTGCGATAAACATCACCTCGCCTGCGAGCTTCGCGAGGCCGGAATCAACGTAGTAGTTGAGGGTTACAACCATGACACGCGCGACCATTGGAAGCTTGTAACAGACGCCAGCCTTAACGGAAACAACACTTTCGAGTTGGTAAGCCCGATACTGCAAGGAGAGGCCGGACTACAGGAGTTACAAAAAGTTTGCTGGGTACTTGAGTATTGCAATGTAAAAGTGAATAACAGCTGCGGCCTACACATCCACATGGACGCTGCAGACTTTACCATCGAGACTTGGCGCAACTTGGCAATAACCTACCGCCGCCTCGAGCCGGTAATCGACGGATTTATGCCGAGCAACCGCCGCAATAACATCTACTGCAAAACTCTTTCCAATATATCTGAAAGTCGCATTCGGGAGGCCCAAAACATCACACAGCTACGCTCAGTCTTTGGAAACGCCCGCTACCACAAGCTGAACCTCGAAGCCTACGCCCGCCACCGCACAGTTGAATTTCGCCAACATGGCGGTACAACCAACTTCACAAAAATGGAGAATTGGATACGCTTTGCCGCAAACATGATTACCTTTGCACAACAAGGCATGGTTAACGCAGGATGCCAACTATCAAGCATTCCTTTTTTAACCGCCGACCAAAAAATATTTTTCAAACTCAGAACTAAAAAGTTAGCATAATAATGACAACAACCTACACTTTGCAGGACGGCGGTAAAATTACCGCCACCTGCGCCGCCGATTTTGTAACCAAGTTACGCGAAAGCAGCCGCTTCGATAGTGAATGTACCGACCAGGATTACATGTACCATTTTGCCGACCGATTTCACGATCAGACCGGCCATGTGATCCGAGCTGATTCCCCAGAACACTTTTTGGAGGATTTGTCTACTTATGGTTACGTAAATGTTAAATAATCAATCTAATAACATTTTTATTATTGAATTGATTGGATGCTAATAATAAAAATGTTATTTTTGCATTGTCATTAAGACAAGAGATCTCAATGAGTAATGACAAAGAGCTAAAGGCTCGGATAAAAGAGCTGGAAGAAGACCTGCAATTTTATCTCCGCAGACATCATCAACTATCTTCAAGAAGCAGGAACATGAAAGCGGTGGTTGAAGCAGAAATCAAACGACTCGAAGAGGAAATCAAGAGTTTGGGTGGTAAGCTGCATTGACCAGAAGGAAAACCGCCCTTGTTGGCCACAAGGGCGGGATTCCTTTCGTTGGACTTAAAACTTTGTTATATGGATAAAACTGAACGTTTTTTTGAGTTGAAAGAGCTTTGGAAAAAAAGTGATGAAGCCCATCGTGTTGAAATTGACAAAGAAATTTCGGAATTGCTGGAATCAATGGATACAGAAGATGATGAAAGGCTTTTGGAAGGCGTCAAACAAGACTTTGCAAATATCCACAATAAATTAGAGGATGTTCGGCAAGAAGTATTGCGTGATAAAATGAAAGAAGTATTGCCAGCAATATCCGTCTCATACATTGCCCGTAAATACTTCGGTAAATCCTCTTCTTGGTTTTATCAACGCCTCAATGGTAACAAAGTAAATGGCAAAGAAGCTACTTTTACTCCTAATGAATTGAGTACATTGTCTGCTGCATTAAATGATATAGGAAAGAAATTAAGCGCTATGAGTGCTGTATTGTAACAATGCATCCTGGAAAGGAGCATCGTTTTTAAAAACACCAAAATTTGAGGGTAGGGTTCAGATAAAGAACGCTGAATATTAATTGAACACTATTATTCTCCCTCTGATTAGAAGGCTTTCACGAGTTGGAGGCCTTTTTATTTGTTGTTGGAAATAAATCTATTATCTTTGTAAAAATTAACGGCGGCAACGTATAAGCGGCTAATAAGCAAAACTCAAAAAAATGAAGAATTATTTTTCAATCGGTGAAGAGTTATCCTCTCTCCGTAAAAATGAGAAATTATCTATTAAAGAGCTTTCTGAAAAAAGTGGATTATCTGAAACTCATCTTGAAAGAATTGAAACAGACAGATATCCACTTAGAGTAAAAGAACTATTGACATTACTTTATTGTATAGGATATGAATTATCCTTTACCAAAAAAGTACTTATCAATGATGAAGAAAAAGTTAATTTAGAGTATTTTAATAGGAATATTTCATATACTCCACTCTCTAAAAGACTCGTGTATTTATTAAACCAAAATCAAATATATACTTTAGGAGAGTTGTTAGAAGCTCGAAAAGCATCTGTAAAACTTTTAACGATAAAAGGTATCGGAAGAAAATACATAACTCTTATTGATGATGTTTTAGAGAAATATAACCTCATAGAATTCTTAAAGGTATAAAAAATAAAGATATATTTATTATCTTTGCCTTTGCCAAAAATAAACCATATCATCAACTCCTCATATCGTGTAATCCGTAAAATCGGATTCCGGATGGTTCCCGGTTGGCGCACGGTATGAGGAGTTGAAATTTTATATTTAATGGAACAGAGCGATAGATTAGCAGACATTATCTTGCAAGCATTACATCATATTCCAGATTATTTATCCGTTCAAGATAACATTCTGAAGCCTCTCAATATGAATATAACAGATAAAGAAATAATGCTAATACGTAGGCGGCTTTCAATGCTGGACTTAATTGTAGAACAATGCCCTGAATCTCCTAAATCATTGATAAGAATAACTCCCAAGGGATATCAAGCTATAGAATATTTTGGAACTTACGAAGCCTATCGCAAGGAACAGAAAAAAACAACTCTGACCGAATTGAGAATACGGCATTTGGAAGAAAAAAATGTGCAATTAAAGAATTTACAAATTATTGTAGGAGTCATTTCCTTTATAATAGGCATCCTACTATCAAGCCCACTGAAAAGCATACTAAGGCAATGGTTAGAATTTGAATAATAGATTCTTTCAATGTATCAAAGTCCTGGGATACCTTATTGACTTTGCTTTCTAACTGGATTAATTTGTATTCCTCTTGCATAACTAATTAATTTTGAAACAAAAATAGCGAAAAAGAGAAATAGTAACAATATTTATTCATAGTATTAATTAATAAAATAATGAGAGGCTTTGAATCTTATAACAAATTTAAGCAAAACATTAAAGATGCCAGACAGATATATGATATTACGTTTCATTTATATCAGTCTGAATCAACAGAACTTAGACAGAAAATAAAAAGTGGTATGATTAATCCAACTATAAGAACTTCTGTTGGTTCAATAGAGCATACTCCTACAGCTCTTTGTGAAAGATTAAGATCATATTATCCATATAAGTTACGACAATTAATTTTAATTTCAACAATAACAGCTTTAGAAGTATATCTAACAGATGTAATACTAGAAGTTTACAAAAGAAATATTTCTCCCTTTAAGAAAACAGATGAGAATGTTACTTTTTCAAAAAGCTATTTATTAAGCATGTCAAGTATGTATAAAATACAAAATGATCTAATTAGAAAAGATTTTAGAAGCTTAACAAGTGGTGGATTAAAAGAAATAGATAAATACTATAAGAAAACATTTGGCATAGATATAAAAAATCTTGGTAGTAATTTTCAAGAAATAGAAGAAATACATACACGGCGGCACTTATTTGTTCATAGAGATGGATTTGTAGACTCTGAATATGCAACAAAATTCCCTCAAAATGGTTACAAAATTGGCCAAAAAATAATTATAACACATAAATATCTGTTATCTGCACTTGATAAGTTATCTGAATTTGGTAAAGCCATAAATAAAAAACTCCTTCTAAAGTTTCCTGATGTATATAGAAAACCTATATATTATATTGGCAGTAGAGATTTTAATAATGAAGAAGTTAATTTAATGGTTGAAATTAGTGTGCTTAAAGAAAATTTTGATGCAATTACTCATTTAAAATCTCTCAATGTCAATGGTGATTTTTTTAAAGATTATATAGTACAAATTACGACCATTGACAATAATTGTATTCTGTTTATTTCAGGAAAACAAGGAGCCATTTCTAAATTTTTTAAGCCTATAATAGAGAATAAAAACATGATGATAAGCAAAACTATTGAACTCAGAAAAAAGAAAGAATAAAATACAATATTTTGTTATACTAATTGTGATATAATATTAAAAGTTTTTATACCTTCTTTTTTGTGTTTTCAAATATTATCCCCATATTTGCAGAGTCAAAACATCATCATCGTTTGTCGATGTCGCAGAGCTCGGTTAATGCTCATAATATTAATGGGCCTTTTTTATGCCCATACTTTTGATATAGGCGGTTGCCTTTCCCCGTTACTTTTTATGCTTTGCGGCATGACAGAGTGATGATGTTTTGACGAACTGGGAAATGGCAGCCGCTCTTGTTTTTAAGAAAATATGCCTAAAACGTCAAAACATCATCACTGTATGAAAAAACAAAATCAATGCGTTAACGGACGCTTTGTATCCGTCGAAAAGATTCAGCAAATGTTTGCTAATCTTGGTTTCGAACTCTGCTCTGGCCACAAGCACATTCGTGCAAAACTTGGTGAAAACTCCATTGTTTTTTATACGAATGGCGGCACTGTGAATATCTCTTTTAACGAGAAAGGAGGTAAGCAATGACTACCAATGAGGACAATAAACTCTATCCTATTAATATTGATGGAGCACAAATATCTTCTTCGTCCATTGATTCTATCAAGTTCATGCAAGACCAGAACTATGTTTGTGATATGATATCCAATGTCGATGAAGTAATTGATATTATATTAGAAGAAACATTTCCATACGGTAAAGATGCCGATACTCAACGTCTGCATATCGTTCGCAATCTCCGTGAAATTAGCCGCCATTTATCAACCTTTAAATTAGATAACGATGAAAGATAAAGAACAAACCATCACCGATATTAGTATTCACGTTGCAGCCTTGTCTGCATCATTCAAGCCGGCGCCCGATGCCCGTCATACGACTCATTGGTTTACCACCGATGAAATCTTCGACGCCATCCGTCGCATTGATCCGGGTGCTCAGATCACCAAGGATCAAGTTCATCAAGCCATGCACGATGCCGGCTACCGGTACCAGAACCGGCCCGGATCCGCAGGCTTAGACTTCCGCTGGATGCTCCAGGCGAAAGAAATAAAATAGAGTAAGGCCCCGGGAAACCTCCACCGTATTAGTTACACAAAAAGTACCAGGTTTCCCGGGGCTACTTTTGTCCTTTCCTTATCCTTTCCCTCTTTCTACATTCGCTGGAAATAAGCAGCGAGTATGATAACAGACCAACTAATCCGCAACAAATTTATAGCTGATGTCATGTCCCAGGGCATCAATAAGATTTACGAGACACAAGAGAACGTGGTTCGTACTTATCTGAACACTCGTTCCGGAGACCTGGTAGCACACCTTCAGCGTCGGCCTTTCACCTCTCAAGGCACCGATAATAATCAAGTTTATTACATGCGCATCTTCCCATACCTTCGGTTCCTGGATATCAACTATCGTCGTGGATCCGATCGCATCTCCCGTCACATTCGTAGCAATCTTGCACTTTACAACCGTGTAGTCTGGGGAGTTCTCTATCACGAAACTTTTCCGGAGATCAAATACGGCTACACTCAGGAAATCCGAAGCTCCATCCGCCAGGAGCTGGAGCAAGCTCTTGAACAACCCTTTAATTAAATCGACATGGCTAAGAAACATCTCTCTGAAGACGAAATCAGGTACATCATATCCGGTGACAGCTCTAAACTGCAGGAAGAGCTCCATACCCTCACTAAGGATACCAAAGCCCTTAAGAAAGAGGAAAGCGAACGCCGCAAGGCTATGGTAGAGCTCGAAGCTCAAGGAAAAAAGAACTCGAAAGAGTACAAGAACCTCTCTAAGGAGTGTAGTGAATACAGTAAACGCATTTCCGAGAATAATAAGCAGATCAGTGCCCTTAACCGCAGTATGAACATCAATGATATGACTATGGGCCAACTCAAAAAGGAAGCCAAGCAACTTACTGCAGTGTTGGATGATCTTTCGGAATCAGCTAATCCAGAAGAATATGCACGCTTGAACTCCAGGCTCATTGATGTTCGCAATCGCATGGGTGAACTACGCAATGCCGGTAAGAAAGTTAATCAGGAATCTGATAAGAGTGTAGCCTTGATGTCCAAACTGAAACTTGCCGTCAAAGCCTTTATAGCAGTAAAGCTTGTTGGCTGGCTCAAATCCGCACATGACCAGGCTTACGAAACCCGCAAAGAATTTGCTAAATACGAAGCCGTTCTTCGCAATACTTTCCAGTCCCAAAAGAAAGCCAACGACGCAATGAAGATGCTCCAGCAACTTGCTGCAGACACGCCATCTTCCATGCAGGAATGGACAGAAGCCTATATTAAACTCATTAACCGAGGTCTGAAGCCCACCAGCCAGGAACTCATCAATATGGGTGACTTGGCTTCCTCCCAGGGTAAATCCGTCGATCAGCTTATCGAAGCCATTCTCGATGCAATGACTGGCGAAAACGAGCGTCTCAAAGAGTTTGGTATCAAAGCCTCCAAATCCGGAGAAACCACCAAGTACACTTTCCGTGGTGTTACTACCGAAGTTCGTAATTCTGAGGATGCCATTAAAGACTACCTGCTATCACTTGGCCGCATTGATGGCATTGCCGGTTCTATGGCTGTACAAATGCAGGAACTTGAAGGTATCCAGTCCAACCTCGGCGATACGATGGATGCCTTTTTCAACAAAGTGGGTAAAAAGTTAGAGCCCTTTTGGAAGTGGGCAATGAAACAAGCCAATGACTTTTTTAGTGCTATGGGTGATTTACTGACGTCTTATACCGAAACCTATGACATGCATTTCGACAAAATGGTACAGCTCGAAGGTACTCTTCCTGGTTTAGTTTCTCGTTACGAAGAGCTGGCCGGCAAGTCTTCACGCTCTGCCGAAGAACAAAAAGAGTTGGCCAGCGTCATTTCACAGATTCAGGCTATGGTTCCCGGTGCTGCTACAGCTTTCGATAATTACGGTAATGCCATTGCCATTTCCAGCGAAAAAATCGAAGAATTCTTAGCGAAACAACGTGCCTTGCTTAAATTCGAAAACCAAAATGCAATCAAAGAGACCACAAAACAACTTGAAGAGTATCGTAAGACCTACGAGAATCTTATTGCACAACAGGAGCAAGGTGGCGCAACTATAACTCAGACCAATGGTCAGTTTGGAGGCAGTACCTCCTATATCGACACCACCACTATGCCGCAGATTGAGGTAAATATCAAGAAGTATGGTGAGCTGATCCAGGGTGCTGAAGAAAAGCTGAAGCAATTGAACGGCCAGACGGTCGAGGATGCCATTCACTCTCAAAAACAAATGCTTGAGGCACGCCAGAACTTCAACAAAATGGAAGAAGTACAGTTGAAAGCCTGGATAAAAAACAATAAAGACACTTATAAGGAATACGCAGAAGTCGCTCAGGAAATATACAACAAACGTTTTCCAGAAGAAGATCCGGCAGCCGTAAAAAAGAAAGCGGAAAAAGCAGCTAAGGCAGCAAAAGCAGCAGCCGATAAAGCTCGGACTGCAGCTGAGAAAGAACAGCGGGATAAAGTATCTACTGAGCAAGAAGCTGTGAAATCCCTCGAAGCTCTCCGCGAAGAAGACTTGCAGAATCAGCAGAAGACGTACAACGATTCTCTGGCCGCTCTGAACTCGGCCCAGTCCACCGGCAAACTCACCAAGCAGCAGTACGAAATGATGCTGTTGGAGCTGAACAAACAGAATGCTGACGCCCGTCTCAAGATTGAGCAGTCCTACTATTCTGATGCCCAATCGATGGCCCTTACTGATGCCAACACCAAAGAAGACATCGTCCGAAAATCCAATCAGCGTGTTATCAATGCTGAAAAAGAAGCCAATGTTACCCGTGCCGCTTTGCAAACACAGTTGAATGAACTTATCAAAAGTTTTAAGGATCAATTCAAACTGACTACTGTCGATGAAGATTATGCTATGCAACTTAAGGTGCTCGAGGCATCCTATCAGGCCCGGAAGGAAATGGCCGAAAAGAATAACCTCGATACCACTGAACTTGACAAAGCTTACTATCGTGCCAAGGAACAACTCGAATCCGAATATCAGCAACGTATCCTGGCTATTCGTAATCAATATGGTCTCACAACTCAGCAGGAACGTCATAATGCAGAGTTAGAGCAATTGAAGCTCGCACGTGATCAGGCACTACTCACTGAGGAAGAGTACGAACAGGCCGTCCAGAACCTTAAGCGAGACAGCTATAAAAAACAGTTCGATTATTACGCGAACCTGTTCTCCGGAGCCATTCAGTCTTTGCAACAAGCCGAAATGGACCAGATCGACGCCAAGTACGATGCCGAAATAGAAGCTGCCAAAGGCGATGCCGATGAAGTCGAACGCCTGGAGAATGAAAAGGCTCAGAAGAAACTCGATATCCAGAAAAAGTATGCCGATGTCAACTTTGCAATCAAGGCCTCCCAGATCATTGCTGATACTGCAGTCTCTATCATGAAAGCCTATGCCGATCTTGGACCTATTGCCGGATCCATTGCAGCCGCACTCATGGGCGTCACCGGTATTGCCCAATTGGCCAGTGCCAAGGCCGAACGCGATAAGGTCAAGAATATGACTCTCTCCGGAAGTACATCTTCCGGAGCTTCCACCGGTGCCCGCGTCGCCACCGGTCGTCAGGAAGGTGGTAAAATAGATGTCCGTCGTGCCCAGGACGGCAAACTCTTTCCGGATACGGATTATGATCCGGACGCTCGTGGTTTCATAGATCATCCTACCGTTATAGTGGGAGAGGGGCCTGCCGGCCAATCAAAGGAATGGGTAGCCAGCAATGCTGCCGTCGAAAATCCCACTGTAGCACCTATCCTGGATATCCTGGATAAATCCCAGCAAGCTGGCAACATCCGCACACTCGATCTTAACCAGGCTATCCGTGCCCGCATGGCCGGTTATGCTTCCGGGGGATCAATAAGTAAGACGTCTTCAACTCCGGATCCGACACCTGCTGGCAACTCAGGCACTGCACTGCCGCCAGAACTCATGGAGAAGTTGGCTCGTTCCATCATCCATCTTGATGAGTATGGAGTACCGGCTTCAGTTGTTCTTTCCGACATCGAGCGGAAGACAGAACTTCGCAATCGTTCTCGTTCCATTGGATCCAAAAAACAAGCATCATGAAAATAGTCAATACTAAAGCTGGTCAAGCTTATCACCTCACTCCTGGTACTCAACTTGAAATCGAACGTCCTAACCTCTTTTTCAACGAATGGGGTGAACAATCCTTGCCAACTGATCTTCCAGATACGGACTTGAACCGTCAGCTTACCAACTATCCGGACATGCTTTCTAACCGTAGGAAGCCCGAAACCATTGAGTGCAGCATTCAGAGTGGTGAGTACTCCATGCCCTGTCGGCAGGCCATACTTAGTGCCAAACGGCGTGAAAAGATTTCCACCTCTTTCTACATGAACGAAGGGGCTTTTCTTGCCAAGATATCCGACATCAGCTTGAAAGACATCTTTGGCGACGAGGTAATCCCTGGCATCACCACTGTTACCGAAGGAATTGAGTTCTGCCGTTCACTTGTTAACGGCACACACTCAGATTATGCCATTTTTCCGGTACTCATAGACAACGGAGGCAGTTCTTATAAGATACTCAACCAATACGGATATATAGGGGACAACGGTGACTTCCATAATGGTTTGTTCGCAGGCAAAAACTCTGATTTCTATCATGCGGTCAGTCGCTCGGAAACGGTTGACGATACGGTTATTTCGGTTAGTCCCGGCTTTTACATCACCCCTTTCATACGTGCCAACTACCTTCTTAAACGCATCTTCGAATATTTCGGATATATTTTGCTTGATAATTTTTTCACCAGAACAAGTCCTTTTCCGGATATGGTCTTCATCAACACTTGTGCCGATACGTTGGTTAATGGAAGCATAAAGATTACCGACTTATTGCCAGATTGCAGTTGCGACGTGATACTTGAGGTATTCCGGAAGAAATTTATGTGTGAGTTTGTGCCGGATGAGGTTCGGCGAACCGTGCAAGTCAAATTGTTCAAAGACTGCCTGAACGAGGAACCCACCACCGATTTGTCTCCCTACCTAACTTCATATCCGGAAGTCTCTTTTCCGGAGTTCTACCAGCAAATAGCCCTTGCTTCAGAACATATCTTGTCGGACGATGGTAGCGTAACTTCTGAAAGTTCACTTCTTGATTTGGCAGCTAAATATCCCTCGATAGACTATAATCCGACAACTGGCACATTTACAAGAACCGGTTTCCAATATGCCGGCTACAATCCTTTGTTCGGTCCTCAATTTTATAGCCTTAAAGACATTGTGTCCCCTTCTTCAATGCCCTACCTGGAAGGAATCGGCTTAAAGGTCAAAGAAGTCAACATACCAGACATGCAACCAGAATTCAGGGGAAGCATAAACCTCTACTTGTCCGGTACATTAGTAACCGTAGGCTTCTTGTTAGTCGGTACTCCCGTGTTTCTCAATTCGAAAATAGTCAAATCCGGTGAGACTTCGGACAGCAAGACAGACACTGAAACCAATGTTGGTAATACAGGTTTGAAGCCAATGCTTGCCTTTGCCTATCGATACAAAGGATATCCAATGGGTACAGTCACCAACTACAGGATAACGACTGATTACAGCGAGGATTGCCGTCTGTATGATTATTCATTGTGCTACAATGGTCCGGACGGGCTGTACGAGCGATTCTACCGCTCATACGATGACCTATTGCGCAATTCACTGCATGCGGTTAAGGTCGAATTGCTTCTTCCGGAGAATTTAAAGTTGTCCCTTCCGGCCCATCTTCCAGTATTGCTTGAAAATCAAAAGATGCTGATAGATAGAATCATCTATCAGATAGGAGGCGAAAACGAACCGCTGGAATCAGAGTTGTTGACGGTGAACCTGTATGAGCCTGTATCATCGGCTAAGAAATTTGATGAGATTATTCCCACTCAAAAATATAAGTGGAAAATCAAGGCAAGTCACTCTGCTATTTCCGAACAAGAGTATGCTTCATCGCCCTACAAAGAATTAACGTTTGACACTATCTATCCCCAAATAAAACCTAGTGAAGAACTAGTCTCGCCTGAGAAGAGATTTTATGAGCGAACTACCTGTTTGTCATACGGAGGACTGAACGGAGGTATTAAATATGTCCGCGTCAACTATTGGCTCGTTTGCGAGGCTGTAACCACTTGATTTTGTCCTTTCAACACTCCTACTTCCACTCTAATTTTGGCATAAAAAGAAATCAATATGACAATACTCCAGCAACCAGATGCTTTATCGCTATCTAAGAACCTGAAAGAGTTTCGCATCTCTTCTTCTGATAAAATCTCTTTTATCCTAAGACATGGAGATGTTGAAATCCTGTCTCAGCGTTACGTTCCATCTTCTGATGGTGATATTACAATTAACTTACGTGATATCATCCATGCCAGGCTATCATATCAATTGCTCGAGTCCGTACAAGTATATGAGCAATCCTCACTTGTCTCAGATTTTACAGCTGTGATTAATGACACTACATTAACCTTCCGTGTCATCCGCTCCGGTATTGACCGCCTGGCCGATTCTGCCGCCAATTTCCTTACACAGAATTTCCTCACATGGCAGCCATCAATAAAGCCGGTTACCTATTATTCTCCGGAGTTCCTGACTTACTATGCCACAATACCTTGTGTGGCAAAGCTTCGCGCATACTTCACCGATACTTCCGGATCCGTGATATCACAAACCGACTACACAGTTGCTGAAATGGTTACCGGCATCGCATACACTATACCTCTGCAGTATTCTGTAGTTGCCGGTTGGCTTGACCATAAATTGCCAGCCTATTATGATATATGGGTTGAAAACCTAATCGGTCAGCGTCTCACATACATACAGCGTTATTATGCTGAAGACATGCGTACCGAGCAAGAGCAGTGGATCCTCTTCGAAAATTCCCTCGGAGGTCTCGACACCTTCCGTGCCTACGGTACTACAACATTCAGCGGTGAGCATACACATAACCTGGCAGAAATTGACGAAATTTCTCAAGAGTACCGTGTCGATACCGAACGAAAGTTTCAAAAAAACACCGGCCATTTGAATCAGGATGAGCGCAAGTGGTTACTTGACTTTTTCCCCTCCCAGGCTAAGTATCTTTATGCCGGTAACTACCTGCGTCAGATTGTCGTAACAGAAAGCAATGTCAGCTACACTGACCGTACTCTTCCTTCCAATTACACATTTACATTCAAATATGCTGATGCCCGTCCCTTATTAAACCTCCCCAGAACCGATATTCCAGCAGATGTTCTCAGTATCACTGTTCCTGAAGTCGGTTCTTTTACAGTGCCCCCTCGGCTTGCTGAATTTCCTCGCCTTCCACTTTCCGAGGGGGCACTCTTTCCAATTCAAAACCCATACTCCGAAGAATGGGGTATCACGACCGCTGAAGCTTTTGCCACTTTCGTTGGTCAACAGCTTGCAGAGTTTGCCGGATCCGGAGGTGGTATTGGCCACCAGCACCGGAATATCGACCTCTTGAACCTTCTTAGCTACGTCGCAGAATATCTGTTAGTCAACAATAAGAAGATCAAAGCCGGTTATGCTGATATAGCAGGTGATATCGAAGGCGATAAGTACATACACAAAGATCGAGTTGATCGTACCGATTATCTGCTTCAATTTGGTGAGTTTATCGACTCGCTAATTGCCGGTAAAGGAGGTGGCATATATCCTGATGGACGTGCGCAATTTAACAGCTTGGAGATTCGGGACTCATTGACAGTTTTACGCCTTATCATCAACGAAATTCATGCTATGGCCGGGGATTTCTCTTTCTCTGATTGTGGCGCCATTGAAAAGGTTGAATTGTTGGACGATGGCACTTATCGGCTTACGATGGAGAAACGAACAGATACGGATTGGACCACATTAGAGGAAAACGACGTATTATGTTCTATCGTTAACTCGCTGTTGATCGGAGGTACCGACTACTATACTTCTTGGTTCAGACCAGTATCGAAAAACCGCAATGATAATACTTTGACTGTAGTTCTTTATCCCGACAGCGAAGTACCGGGCGGCAAGAACTACCCACCGGTTGAAGGGTATAATGTGACTCGTAAAGGTAATGCGAAAGTTCCGGATGCTGGTGAAGCTCCGAACGAGCGTGCTCAAAGCTGGCTGATATCTTCCCGTGAAGGCAGGATCATGTTTTTGCAGAATGTATTCAGACCGATTCTCGAAGATTACAACTATGCGTTGACTCTTGGGCGCTTTCCCAACGTAAAGATGATAGAGAAGCTTCCTATCGGCTCTACTGACGTCGGTGTAATGTCGAAGATAGGTGTTTTTGAGAAAATCTATGAAGCTGACTGGAATGGAACGATTATCCCTAAAAAAGTGGATCGCGGAGAGTGGTCTTTGACTACAGCTCAAGGTGATGAGCCTTACCGATTTGTAGACTATGAAACTCTTTTAGAGAATCAAAAGGTGATTACAACCTTGGAACAGCATACTGTTTACCATTATGGCTGTAAATGGGGATGTCTGATCGATAAAACGATTGATGAACCTAAATGGAACTCCGCCGGTTGGGTATTGCTCGAAGGGGATAAGAACTACTACTTAGATTTTATTGCTCCAGGTACTGCAAAACGCGGTCAAGTAAATATGGATATAACTGCATGGATTAAATACGCCAATCGTGACATAACTAATGTGCTGTTAGCAACTACAGGTGTGTCGGTAGAGTGGCTTCGGGATACCGGTAACGTCCCGGCTGATAATAGTTGGAAACCTGTCTATGTTAATAATCAAAAGAATGTGATACACATTGACAACACTGATGAGCATGGAGTAGGATTAGGTTTTGGTTATGATTATCAGAGAGTCAAGTTTATCTGCCGGGTATTCATCCCGGTGGGTGAAGATATGGAAATAGTAGAAAATTATGTTGGATTTAGAATATAAAAAAGATGGCTATACAAACCCAACCCAAAGACGTACAGGTACATATTGATCCTTATTCTTTCCTGGCAGAGATACAGGTTCTATCCGGTAATCCTGTACAGAACTATAACAAGGATACGAACGACTATGAACCGGATCGCTCGCTTATCCCTTGCGTACTCATGCCTTACATTTCGGTTCAGGACCCTGAGGGACTGATGAACGGTAGCCAAGCGATTACCGGTGCCGAATGGTATGAAGGTGCTCCAAAGGCAGACGGTAGCAATCGTATCGTAAATAACGATGATTATGTCGTGTCCGCAACAGGCAAACCTACTTATTCTTTGACGGTGAAAAAGAATGTGGACTACAACAGTCCAATAGAGCTACACTGCATATTCTCGATTACCGATAAGCGAAAGAATACCCAGGAAAAGTTTGAGCGTAGCACTGTACTCCGGACGAGTATTTTTGACTCAAACAATTATTCGCTGAAGATCAACCGGCCAAAAGGATGGACTATAAACCCGCTCGAAGTAATACCGAATAGTAAAGGAGAATGGCTTTATTCGATCACAGCTCAGGTGTATTCTGGTGAAGATATAGTATCTGATGCCAACGCAGCTTATTGGTGGCAGGTTCTTGACGGTACGACGTGGAGAGACTTTTCAGAGGATGAGTTAGATGTATTCGTTTCTGGTAAAAACGCCAATGGTACCTGGGGGAAAACTCTTACACTGGATGCCCGGTTCTTCAGGAATATTTCAGTCCGTGTTCGTGGTGCTTACTATAGCGGTACGCGTCCATCTTCTCCGACTTCGGACGAGATGCAGGCGACGACTTCCATCAAAGTGGAGATGCCAGGGACATTGCGTGCCGACATTCGGCAGACGAAAGGCATCAAGATCAACTCTCGCATGAATACCACTGTAGGTTACGAGTGTATATTATCGTATAATAAGCAATTGATTGACAGTAGCAAGGATAGTCTATTCGTGATTGACTGGTACGCGAAGTCTGCGAAAGCGGGCAGTACAGCAAAGAATGTGGGCCGTGGAAGAACGGTGGAGTTTATTCCTTCTACATATTCATTCGATCCTTTGTATCCCATATCGGTATATGCTGCTGTGAAAATGTATGTAGTAACAGCATTAGTGACTACAAATGATGACAAAGTCTTAACTACGAGTGACGGCAAATTGATTATAACACCTAAATATGAATAGCTTATGAATTATCTGTTAGTGAAACCTGAAGAACTGGACGGGCAGAATTACGATTACAAGTATGCCGAACGGATTCCGGACGGCCGTGTAATCCTGCCACTCAGTGCTTTGAAGGTGCTTTCCAATTTTGCGCCGAACATCCTTTCGGATGACAAGTTGAAAGTGCTGATAAAAGAGCAAAAGGAAAGCGGCCTTTATGATCCTCCCCAAGAAGATGAGGGCAACAATAGTGAAGAACCTGTAACTGGTGGAAGCAGTAATGATAGTGAATCTCTGGAAGAAGATATCACTACTGAAGAATCGGCCGAAAACCCAGTTGAACAGGAAGGGGGTGACGTATGAATCTTGAAGGAAGTTTTACCCTTATTGCCCTGATGGATGGTACTACCATCAACGGAACACTTCGTGTAGAAGGCACTCCGCTTGTACAGAGGTATAATAAAGGAACGGTTGTTTTTATACCGGACTTTACTGCACTACCCGAAAACGGCCGTCCGACTGTCGTTGTTATTCTGCGTGATATTTCTGACGGTAGCATTCTTGTACCCAATACGATTGAGTATCGTTACAATGACTTGTTACTGACATTTGACAATAACGGTTTGTCTACGAACTCCGGTATGGTCGGTTATTTCAAGAAAATAGACGCTTACAGTACTACCATTGGCGGAGCTACTTATAAGGTACCGGCCCTACGTGTAATGAAGAATCTTGTACCCATCTCCGGGTATGACAATGACCGGATCACTGTTTCAGGTACTGTTGAAATCTCCGGTTCCTCTATCGGTTTCAATGCGTTGTCCAAGGAGGTTGTCATTCAGGAATCCACCGGCAACCAGTACGATGCCTTGATTTCGAATAACAAGGGGTCTCAGCTTCTTACGGCCGGGGAGTCGTTAACAGATACAGTCCGTATTTTTAAGGATGGCGTTGAAGTCACTGACTACACCGGCTTTACTTTCCAGTGGGTGAAAATGCTTGGAGCAGGTGACACGAACTGGGGTACATCTCGCACTCAAGTGGTTTCTACCAATGATGTGGATAACGTACTTAAATTGCGCTGTGATGTGAAGAAAGACGGTTCATTGGTTGCCTCCGGCTATGATGAGATTACTGACTTTTCTGATCCCTACTACGCATTGCTCAAGATAACAGGTATCAGTGGAAATGTGGTTAAAAAAGGCGAGACTGCAACAGTCACACCGGTAGCGGTAAAACGTAGCACGGGTGAGGAAGTTCCTTCGCTCATTACAACCTGGACATTCTCTCTGAAAGATAACGCCGGCGCCGCATTCATCCTTACTGGTAAGAGTGCCGCCACATTTACGGGAGCCAATGCGAAGATTACTTTTGAAGACATGGTACGTGCTAAAATGGGCTTGTCAGGCTCTATTAGCGGGACTGCATAAATTGTATGATATGATACTGACAGGAACATTCTATCTAACGGCTGAGACTGAACGTTTCTGGATTAGTACTAATCCAGAAACGGTTTCGCTTAATGCATATAATGTGCAAGCTGCACCTTTGGACATTCGGTTCTGGTCAGGAGAAGGAAGTAATAAAACTGCAATGTCTGCCTATCTCACATTATGCGTAGAAAGTGCATATAGTGAGGCAGTAGCTGAACACTATAGATATGACTCACCGGGACAGGTGAGTTCTTACAGCTATACCATCCCATCAGACAAATATCCGACTGCTAATCGCATCAGTATATATGCCTATGAAGATGCAGCCCGGAAAAAGGAGATTGATAGTAAGCAAGTGAATATCATTGTTGCCAACCCTACACCATTCCCTCGTTCGGAGTCTTGGTCTGCTAAGCTTGTCTTCAAGAACGGTGAATACCTAATGGGGGATAATGATGATGATGATGTCTTATATATGTGGACCAGTCGTGTACCTGGTAATACAACGACTGATCCTAAGACATGGATTCAGAATAACCCTAATAGTGGATTATGGACGCCATATCCTTACTCTACTTTATTGGCCGGCCGGATTATTCTTGGTAAGTTTGGGATGATTGATTCTGCTGTCTTCCAGAATGGATATATGATATCGCAGCAAGGTATTGATGCTTCAGGCAATCCTACCAATGATTACCGGAAATTTGGAACAACCGAATTTACTCCTAATCTTATGCTTGATTTTAAATATGGAGGTTGCGAATTATCTGGTAATATAAAGAGAGGAATATCGATTATTGAGTCGGGGTATGCTCATCGACTGCTTGCTAAAAGCAATATTTATGTGGTGAAGAGCGATAGTGATACTTTGCTTATTCTCTATTTCAGTCCGGGTTCAAAATCATTCGGAACGGAGTTAACCGTAATCAATGGTGGAAAAGGTATTGTTGAAATCGCTTATTTAACTGATTATATATTTTTATATAGAGGAAAACAATACAGCTTTGTCCGTTTGAATAAGCCTGGTGATACTGTAGATTTAATATTCTCACCAATAACTATGAGTGCAGCTCCTAATTTGGGGGTAGCTCTTATTATTAGAAATGGTCCAAATTTCAAAGTCGCTTCCGATGGGGTTACTTTGGAGAGTTATTGATCATACGGCAAAGACCGTCTTTATCAGCATCTCCCAATGCTGTGATTTTGGGAAACAAATTAAACAAAAAAGAGATAATTCTAAAATGTTAAATTGGGCTGATTTTCTTGATAGAAAAAACGCCCGTTAAAAGTGTAAAGGTATGGCAGTTGAGAAAGTGAAGCTAACAGACAGTAGTGTGATTGAACAGATCA